AGGATATGGCGACCTCCTTTCACAGCAACGTGCAGAGGCCATGGCTTACTACTATGGTGAGCCGATGGGGAATGAGGTTGAAGGCCGTTCACATTACGTAGACTCCACAGTACAGGATTCTATTGAGTGGATCAAGCCCTCCCTGATGCGCGTGTTCGCCTCTGGTGATGAGTTGGTACAGTTCCAACCCACTAACCCCAATGATGTAGCCACAGCCAAACAGGCTACAGACTACGTAAACTACGTACTGCAAAAGCAGAACAACGGGTGGGAGATTCTGTACAACTGGTTCACGGACGCACTGCTGCAAAAGAACGGTATCATCAAATGTTGGTGGGAAGAAACCGAAGCAATCGAACGTGAAGAATACCACAACCTTAATGATGTAGAACTTGAATCGCTGGTCATGGATGACGCTGTTGAGGTCATCGAGCATGAGGAGGTCCCGACTGATATGGGGCCGATGCATGATGTTGTGATCACCCGCTCAATGACTGATGGTATGGTCAAGGTTGACAATGTACCGCCAGAGGAATTCCTTATCAACCGAGAGGCAGAGTCTATTGATGAAGCCCGCTTTGTCTGCCATCGTGTCAGGAAGACCCTCACAGAATTGCGTGAGATGTATGGCTATAACCTTAATCCAGAGGACTTGACAGGCGGTGATATCCTTGATGGATACAAGTGGGACCTAGAGCGTACAGCGCGCTATATGTACGATGACACCGCTATGCCCTCCCCGATTGACAATACGAATATTGAGGAGGCCCTAAGGGAATACTGGCTCCTTGAGTCATTCATACAAACAGATTACGACAATGACGGCATCGCAGAATTGCGGAAAGTATGCACAGTAGGTGACAAAATACTGGCGAATGATCCGGTAGATAACATCCCATTCATCAGTGTAACTCCAATAAAGATACCACACAAATTCTTTGGTTTATCTATTGCCGACTTGACGATTCCGCTGCAACAGATCAAGAGTGCGATCATGCGGAACCTGCTCGACAATATGTACAACCAGAACTTTGGACGGTTTGCCGTACTTGAAGGTCAAGCGAATCTTGACGATTTGCTGACCGCACGCCCGGGCGGTATAGTCCGAGTCAAATCCCCGAATGCAGTGACCCCTCTGGCTACTCCCGCATTAGAACCTTATACGTTCCAGATGCTAGAGTATATTGACCAAATCAGAGAGTCACGGGCCGGTGTCAGCCGTACAAGTCAGGGCCTTAATGAGAACGCTCTGACCAGTCACACAACCGCTACAGCGGTCAATGCTGTGATGACGGCTGCCCAGTCCCGAGTAGAATTAATCGCAAGACAGTTCGCAGAAACCGGAGTCAAGGATTTGATGTGCCGAATCTACGAACTGCTGCTAAAGAATATGGACAGAAAACGTGTAGTCAAACTACGTGATGAATGGGTTGAGGTCAACCCATCAGCGTGGAATGACCGTATGGATGCGACTGTATCGGTCGCTTTGGGCCATGGTAATAAAGATCAGCAGATCATGCAGTTGACTAGCCTCGTACAGATGGCTGCTCAACAGGGAGATTCCCCAATGATCCAACCTGAGAATATGTACAACCTGACAGCATCATTGCTCAAAGCAATGGGCTACCAGAATGTAAATGATTACTTAACTCCCCCAGACAGACAGCAGCCTCCTCAACCCGATCCAATCCAACAGGCCACGCTCAAGGCGATGGAAGTGGAAGATCAGGTCAAGCAGGGAGAACTTGAAGTCAAGAAGATGAAGGTTCAAAATGAGATCGAAGAAACCAAGATGGACGCACAGTTCAAGATGGTTGAGATGGAGATGGAGGCTGACAGCGAACGACCTGTCAAGATAGGATGACCGAAGAATTACGCGAAGAGCACGCTAAACGACTGATCAATGACAAACTTTACCAAGAGTCATGGGCGGTCCTGAAAGAACAGTTGATGTCAGAGTGGCAGCATAGCCAGCACCTAGACGTTGAACGGAGAGAGTCCTTGTGGCTGTCCGTTAAACTCCTAGACCGGATACAGGCTCACTTTGAATCTATCGCTGAAACTGGCACTATGAATGCCTACCTAAACAAAGAACATCCATACATTTAAGGAAAAAATTATGAACGACAAAACAGCGGATACGGCAGAAGCCCCCGCAGAAGATTTGGGTAAAGCCATGAATTTGGTTGAAGCCCAAGAAGCAATCCTCAAGACCTTGGAGGCTGAAGAGGCCCAACCAGAAGTCACAGAGGAAGCAGAAACTGAATCGCAACCTGTATCAGAGGACGAGGAAGTTACGGCAGAGTACGAGGAAGAAGACGAGTACGAGCCAGAGGACAATCGAGAGGCAGAAGGGGATGACGAAGATGATGTGTTCATTGTCAAGGTTGACGGTGAAGATACTGAAGTCTCGTTTGATGAACTTCTAGAAGGATACTCCCGACAGTCTGATTACACCAAAAAGACGCAAGCAGTAGCGGAAGAGCGAAAGGTTATTGAACAGGCCAAAGAGCAATTCAAATCCGAGTACCAAAATCTGCAAACCGAACGTCAGCAGTATCAACAAGCCCTTGGACAATTGGGCGCACAACTAAACGCCGGTATCATGCGATACCAGAACGTAGATTGGGCAAAGTTAAAGGAAGACGATCCAGTCGCTTATGTCACCAAGCGTGATGAATTCCGTGAGGAGCAAGAGCGAATCCAGATGGTCCAACAGCAGATGCAGCAAGTCCAACAGCAGTCTCATGAAGATGCAGCAAAGATTCATCGTGAGGCCGTGGTTACGGAAACTGCCAAACTGAAGGAACTCATCCCAGAATGGAGCGACACCGAGAAACAACCCACTCTATCGAAAAGCATAAGGGAGTATGCTTTGGCAGAGGGATACCAGAAGGAAGAAGTTGATTCCTTAATTGACGCAAGATCAGTCAATGTCCTGTTGAAAGCCATGCGATATGACGCTCTGCAAAAGGCAGATGTCAAGACCAAGAAAGTGCGAAACCGACCCAAGATGGTTAAACCCGGAACTAAGCGGGCCAAGTCAGATGCTGCAAAGAGGCGTAAAGCCGAACTTTCTAAAACACTTCAAGACTCTGGCAGTTACAAAGATGCTGCCAAGTTAATTGAGGACTTGATATAGGAGAAAAATATCATGGCAGTACCTACAGATACGCGCCTAACGTATGGCGCAGTCGGAATCCGAGAGGACTTGTCCGACATCATATACAATATCGCTCCGGAGGAAACCCCCTTCATGAGTGGTATTGGTCGCAGTTCTTGCGACAACACCTATTTTGAGTGGCAAACAGACACTCTCAACGGTGGAAACGATAACCGCAAACTTGAGGGTGATGATGCAACTATCATCGCTGTTGATGAGCCGGAGCGTGTCGGTAACTGGACGCAAATCAGTACCAAAGCCGTTCAAAGTTCAGGCACCGCTGAGGCGGTGGACTTTGCCGGCCGTAAGTCTACTCAGGCTTACCAGATGGCTAAGCGCGCTAAAGAGTTGAAACTTGACATGGAGTCTATGCTCCTAGAGTTGTCTGAGGCTGGTTCCGCTGGAACCTCGTCTGCTGCGAGAGCAACCAAGTCTGTCGGCTCTTGGATCACGACCAACGCTGTTGTTGGAACCGCTGTTTCCGAAGACGACATCAAGGAAGTGATGGAACTGTGCTGGGAAGCCGGTGCCAAACCTACCGTCCTGATGTGTGATGGAGTTGTCAAACAGGCTATCTCTGCATTGTCGCAGAGTGTGTCAGAGTTGCGTACCGCAGCGAATGACAAGTCACCCGCGTATGTCGTGGCTGCCGTTGACATTTATGTTTCGGATTTCGGAAATCTTCAGATTGTCCCGAACCGTCTGATGCCAGCGCAAACTGGTTACTTCCTTGACTATGAGTATTGGGATGTCGCTTACCTGCGTCCTTTCATGACTCATGATCTGGCGCGGACCGGTGACTCGATCAGCCAGTTGCTCGTCGTTGAGTATGGTCTTCGTTCTAAGAACGAGGCAGCCAACGGTAAAGTGACGGGTTGGGCACCTGCACCGTAAACGGTA